AACCGAAACGGTTCACATAGGCCCGATGACCCGAGGAATCACACCACAATGAGCGTAAATGGCTAAACGAGCGCCAAAGCTCACAGGGGCTAAATTACCTAGGCTTCATACGCCGTGGGTCGGTGGCAAATCACGGGTAGATGAGATTGCAACGCTAGCTGACGCTATTGGCCAACCTTTATTGGACTGGCAAAAAACGATATTGAAGGATATGTGCGTAGTCGATAAGCAGAATATGTTTATCAAGAAATCCTCGCTCATGATCTGTGCAAGACAATCAGGAAAGTCTCACATGATGCGCATGAGGGTGCTGGCCGGCCTATTCTGCTTTGGCGAGATGAACATACTCATCATGTCATCTCAGCGGCAAATGGCTAGTAAGTCGCTGGAGATAATCGCAGGCATTATTGAACGCAACCCGTTTCTGTTGGCTCAGGTCAAGGATGGAAATATAGACAAGGCATACAAGCGCACAAACGGTAATGAGCGCATCATCTTGGAAACGGGCGCTGAGGTAAAGGTGGTCGCAGCTACTACTGACTCAGCACGTGGACTAACTGCAGATATGGTTTGGGTTGATGAGTTACGCGAGTGTGGAGTCGAGGCGCTAGATGCTGTAAAAAGTACGACGCTAACACGGCCTAACAGCCAGCGCTTTTACACTAGCAACGCTGGTCACAAAGACAGTTTAGTTTTAAACGAAATGCGTGAGCGTAGTTTGACTAAAGCTCCTAAGACCGTTGGCTACTATGAATTTAGCGCCCCTGATAACTGTGACATATGGGATCGCAGTGCCTGGGCAGCTGCAAATCCAAGTTTAGGCATACTCATATCTGAAAGTGCTATCGAGGAAATAATCAGCACATCAACCTATAACGCAGCGATGACTGAAACGCTTTGTAAATGGGTCGGCACAATGACCAGCCCCTTCACGCCAGGTAGCTGGGAAGAGTGCGCAGATATTGACCTAATTATGTCACCTGGCATGTATACGATGTTCGCCTTTGACGTTGAGCCGCATGCAGGCAGGCACGCATCTCTTATGGCAGGGTGCATACTGCCTGATGGCCGTATTGGCCTGAGTCTGGTCAAAACATGGGAATCAGATCGTGCGATTGATCAGCTAAAGATAGCCGCCGACATAAAGGCTTACTGTGACGAGTGGATGCCTAAGCTAGTGCTATTTGATAAATTCACGGGTCAAGGAATCGCTGACCGACTCCATAACTCAGCTGTGAAGGTTGAGGACTGCAGCGGTAGCGCCTTTTACAACGCATGCGCTACTTTCAAAGATTGCATAGATAACCGCCGTATTGTCCATGGGGCGCAGCCATCACTTGATGAGGCCATGCAAAATGTAGCTGCAAAAACACAAGATTATGGATGGCGTATCGTTAGAAAAAAATCCAGCGGATCCGTGGCCGCGCCAATCGGCGCAGCGATGCTGGCCCTGCACCTGTCTAAACCGATGAACGAGGCAAAAATATATACATAACGACACGCCCACAATAACCTGAAATATGCTTGACAAACTGAAAAAATCGCGCCATGGGATTACTGCAGACTCTAGGCATTAAGCGTACAAATATAGAAGCGCAGTATGCCCCTGCAATTATGAATACTGGCTACGGCGCTGGGGTCTATAGCTTCAATTCAGGCCTATCTAATTTTGGTGTTGGCATGGATCGCATGACAGCCCTTACATGCCCTAGCGTTATGCGCTGCCGTAACTTAATTGCAGGCGTTATATCCAGTATTGATTTAGAGCTGTATAAAAAATCTACAGGTGTAAAATTAGAGTCTCCACTTTGGTTAGACCAGCCAGATATACGTCAACCACGTAGCGTAACGATTGCCTATACCGTGGACTCATTACTATTTTACGGTACTGCATATTGGCGCGTTACTTCACTTTACGCCGACGATGGCAGGCCATCAGGCTTTGAATGGATTGCTAACACTCGCGTAAGTGTTACAACAAATAAATATGGGGATCAAGTAGATTATTACTCAGTCAATGGCGAACGTGTGCCTATGTCAGGTATTGGCTCACTTGTTACTTTCCAATCATTATTGCCAGGTGTGTTAGAAGTCGGTGGCCGTACTATTCAATCAGCTGTAGATATTCAAAAGGCAGCTGCTGTTGCTGCAGCTACTCCAATGGCTACAACAGTTATTAAAAATACAGGTGCAGATTTGCCTGAGGCACAAATTAGCGGCCTATTAGCTGCATGGAAAGCTGCACGCGCATCACGATCTACTGCATATTTGACTAGCACACTAGAAGCGCAAAATATCGGTTTTAGCCCTAAAGATATGATGTATAACGAGGCATCACAATACTTAGCAACAGAGATTGCACGTTTGATGAACGTACCCGCTTATTACATTAGCGCAGATATGAATAACTCTATGACATATCAAAATATCTTAGATGGCCGTAAGGAATTTGTGGCCTATTCCTTACAGCCATTTATTTCTGCTATTGAAAATCGTTTATCTATGGACGATATAACTGCACACGGTAATGTTGTGCGCTTTGCAATAGATGAGACTTTCCTACGTGCAGATACTGCAGCGCGTTTGGATGCAATAGAAAAAATGCTAAACCTAGGTCTAATAGATTTACAACAAGCACAATCTATGGAGCAACTAAGCCCAATGGGTTTAAGTGAAGGAGTGGGTACAAGTGATCTTAACATTTAGTAGCAATATCGAGGCGAGCGACACAGAGCGCCGTATTATCGCTGGAAAAATTGCACCGTATGGCGAAATTGGGAACACAAGTGCAGGCGCTGTTGTATTTCAAGAAGGCAGCATTTCCATACCTGATGTAGCTCGTGTCAAGCTTCTTATGTCTCACGATAATTCAAAACCTATTGGGCGCATGCAATCAATGCGATCTGATAAATCAGGCGTTTATGCAAGTTTCAAAGTGAGTGAAAGCTCACGCGGTACTGATGCAATTTTGCTAGCCCAGGAACAGCTTATGTCTGGCTTATCCGTCGGTGTGGAAGTTACAGCATCGAAGCCGCAAAAAGACTATCTCCTGGTGACGGCGGCAGTATTGAAAGAGGTAAGCCTGGTTGAAAGCCCTGCTTTTACCTCAGCCGCCGTGCAAAAGATTGCAGCCGCTGAAGGCGATATGCCAGTTGAGGCTGCTACTTCAACAAGTACCAAAGTAATTACCACAAGCACAACAATCAATAGCACGACAACCGAAACCGAAACCGAAACCGAAAGTGAGGATGTCATGACGACAGCCCCCGATCAACCAGCAACTGAGGCAGCATCTGCCGAGGAAACAGCTGCACCTACCGTAGAGGCAGCGCGTCCAATCATCCGTCCATCAGTATTGAACTCACAAAGCGTTCGTACTCCTATTATCAACATGGGTTCTTACACAGAACACAAGATTAAAGCAGCACTTGGTGATGATGACTCAAAACTATATGTAACAGCTGCAGATAGCTTTACAAATAACCCAGCATTTAATCCAACTCAGTACCTCACAGAGTTTATTAGTAATACTCGCTTTGGTACTCCAACTATTGATGCTTGTTCACAAGGCGTATTGCCTGATACAGGTATGACAATTTCAGTACCATCACTTGTTACAAGTGCAGCAGGTGGCACAGGCGTTGCACCAGTTGTAACTGTTGAGGCCGAAGGCGGCGCTGTTCAAAATACAGATATGGAAACTGCTTACCTTACTGGCACAGTTTCTAAGTATTCAGGTATGAATACGCTATCTGTAGAGCTTCTTTCCAGAGCTGGATACCCTGGCTTTTATGATGAACTCACAACACAACTTCAAAATGCTTATCTCACAGCCATCGATACGGCCGCTAACGTAGCCCTTTTGGCTGCAGGTACATTTGGATCTGCAACAACAGCTGATAGCGCTGGCATTATTGGTTACTCATCAGAGGCAGCATCAGCCGTGTATAAGAACACAGGTTATTTTGCACAAAACTATGTTGGAAACCCAGCGCAGTACCAAGCACTATTAGGTGCTACTGATACAACTGGTCGCCCAATCTATAATGCAATTCAACCAATGAACGCAGCAGGACAAGTTGCACCATCATCCATCCGTGGAAATGTACTTGGCCTCGATTTATTTGTATCGAAGAATTTCGCAGCAACTACATTTGATGATGGATCAGCTGTAATTCTTGCACCTGAAGCATTTACCGTTTATCGCAGCCCACAGGCTTTCATGAGCGTCAATGTTGTATCTAATTTGCAGGTCCAGGTGGCCATTTATGGCTTTATGGCAACTATTGCAAAGATGCCATACGGCATTATCAAGTACGCAAAAATCTAAGCAATAACCCTAATAGTGGGTAGGGCCTTAGCCCTTGGCCCTACCTACCTAGAGTAAGGAGTACCGAAATGGCAGCAACATATGTGACCATGGCCGAGTTAAGAAGCAATCTCGGTATCGGTACTTTGTATTCTGATTCAACTGTTGAGGAGTGCTGCCAAACGGCAGAGGACTTACTTAACAGTTATCTTTGGTTTGATTCCGTGCCTGTAGTCGGGACAGCGTTAGTATCTAACGTTGCTACAGTTATGTTGGCCAGCCCTGGTATTTTTACTACGGGCCAATCAGTAACTTTAACTGGGGCTGGTACAACTTTCAACGGTGCATACACAATTACTGCAACACTGCCATTTAGCACAGGTACTTCTAATATATTGCCTGCTTTTAATATGCAGCTCAACTACTGGCAGTACCCACAGGGCTATAGCTTTATTCAATATGCGAAAACTGCCAGTGATCAGAATTTTAGACGAGTACTCCCCTACGGCAGTGCAGTAGGCACGGATACTAAAAGTAATTCATACGCGACAACAGGCGGTGTGCGCGAGGCTGCCATGTGCCTAGCCGTGGACATTTGGCAGGCACGCCAAGTAAGCCAGACAGGCGGCGTATCAGTAGATGGTTTTAGCCCTAGCCCTTACCGCATGGGTAACTCAATGATTAGCAAGGTACGCGGTCTTATTGCACCGTATCTCAACCCGTCGGCAATGGTTGGCTAAACATGCCTACAGCCCTAACCACGCTACGCGGCACTATCGCAACAGCGCTTACTAATAACGGTGTATGGAGTACGTTCAGCTTTCCACCTGAGACTATTTTAGCTAACTCGGTAGTGGTCGCTCCAAGTGATCCGTACATTGAGCCAAGCAATAACTCACACAATCTAAGCCCTAAAGCTAATTTCAACATTATTATGACCGTGCCAATGTTTGATAATCAGGGCAACCTTGCAGGCATTGAGGACACAATCGTGGCAGTATTTAATCTATTAGTGGCTTCATCACTGACATACAACATTATGAGTATTTCCGCGCCGTCGGTATTAGACGTTGCTAGCGGTTCACTGCTTACTGCATCTTTCCAACTATCCGTACTAACCACCTGGAGCTAAATATGTCATACCCAACTGAGGCCGATCTAGAAGTTCTAAAGAAATTAGGACTTGCAGCACCTGAAGTTACACCCACTAAAAAGAAAGATGAGGAATAAGTAAATGGCAATCTATTTGGATAATAACGTTGGCCTGAAAATTGCCACGGTTGATTTGAGTGCTTACATCACTTCAATCACACTTACACAAACTTTCGATGAGGTTGAGACCACAGTTATGGGCGCAACATCTCATCAATTTAGCA